AGACTCTCAAAAGGAAGCACTTGCAGATCAATGGGAAATGATAGAGTTTCCTGCTATTTTCCCAGAAACAGACAATCCTTTATGGCCTGAGTTCTGGCCTAAAGACGAATTATTAAAAGTTAAATCCTCTATTCCTGGAATCAAATGGAATGCTCAATGGATGCAAAATCCTACAGCAGAAGAAGGAGCTATTATAAAAAGAGACTGGTGGAAGCGTTGGACTCAAAAAAGCATACCACCTGTTAAATATATTATGCAGTCATACGATACTGCTTTTTCTAAAAAACAAACTGCTGACTTTTCAGCTATATCTACTTGGGGTGTTTTTAAACCCTCAGAAGATTCTCCTGATTGTTTAATATTATTAGACTGTCAAAAAGGTCGATGGGACTTTCCAGAGCTAAAAGAAATAGCTATGCGTGAGTACACTTATTGGGAATGCGATATGGTTCTTATCGAAGCTAAAGCATCTGGAACTCCGCTTACTCAAGAGTTACGGCGAATAGGTATTCCTGTTGTTAATTATTCGCCAACCAGAGGCCATGATAAACATTCTAGAATGCACTCGGTTGCTCCTATCTTTGAATCAGGAATGGTATATGCACCTAACAAGACCTTTGCAGAGGATATGATAGAGGAATGTGCGTCATTTCCATTTGGAGCTAACGATGATTTATGTGATACTATGACCCAAGCCCTGATGCGTTTTCGTGAAGGTGGATTTGTTTCTTTAGCAAGCGATTACGAGGACAAAGAAAGGCAAAGACCTCTTAGGGTATATTATTGATGAGACTATAAAATGGCAATAGAAAAACAATTTTCAGAAGAAATAATAGATACAACAACAACAGAAGACGCTGATGCTTTAGACTCTGAAATTATTGAAGTCTTAGATGCTATGGGCGAAGGCGAAGATAATATTCAAATGCAAGACGACGGCTCTGCAATATTAGGTCCAGAAGAACCTATGATGCCAAATGTAGGTTTTGCAGAAAATTTAGCAGAAGTTATATCACCTCAAGAGCTATCTACTATCTATATAGAATTAGTAGGAGCTATTGAAAGCGACAAATCATCCAGAGAAGATTGGGAAAGAACTTATACCGATGGACTTAAATACTTAGGTATGAAGTTTGACGATAATAGATCTGAGCCTTTTGCAGGAGCTAGTGGCGTTATTCATCCGTTATTAGGAGAATCTGTTACTCAGTTCCAAGCGCAAGCATATAAAGAATTACTACCAGCTGGAGGCCCTGTTAAAACTCAAGTAATAGGTGCTTATGATGGGTTGGTTGAAGAGCAAGCTCAAAGAGTTAAAGAGTTTATGAACTATCAGATTACTCACGTTATGGAAGAGTATGATGAAGAACTAGACCAAATGCTTTTTTATCTACCTCTTGCAGGTTCTGCGTTTAAGAAAGTTTACTACGATGAAACCTTAAGCAGACCTGTATCTAAATTTGTAGCTCCAGAAGATTTAATTGTTCCTTACTATACAACTGACTTAGAAACCTGTTCGCGAATTACTCATGTTGTTAAAATGCCAGAAAATGATGTAAGGAAATTACAAGCTATTGGCTTTTATAAAAATGTAGATGTAGAGACTGGAGACAATGTTACTTTAAATTCAGACATACAATCAGAAAAAGAAAAGTTAGAAGGTATAGAGCCAAGTTATGATGATGGTGAAGTATCTGTTTTGTATGAAGTCCATTGTAATTTAGACTTAGAAGGCTTTGAGGATATGGGTCAAGATGGTGAGCCTAGTGGAGTTAAGTTGCCTTATATCGTAACAATAGACTCTAATAGTGAAAACATTTTAGCTATCAGAAGAAACTTCAAAGAAGAAGATCCAATGAAGAAAAAGACTGAATACTTTGTTCACTTTAAGTTTCTTCCTGGGTTAGGTTTTTACGGCTTTGGTTTAACTCACATGATTGGTGGTTTATCTAAAGCTTCTACATCTATTGTTAGACAATTAATTGATGCTGGTACTCTAGCTAATTTACCTGCTGGTTTTAAAACTAGAGGTATAAGAATTAGAGATGAAGACGAGCCAATACAACCAGGTGAATTTAGAGATGTTGATGCGCCAGCAGGCTCACTTAGAGATGCTATTCAACCATTACCATTTAAAGAACCAAGTGGTACTTTACTTAACTTATTAGGTTTATTAGTACAATCTGGTCAAAGATTTGCTTCTATAGCAGATACAAATATTGGAGAGGGTAACTCTCAAGCTCCTGTAGGAACTACTTTGGCTCTTATGGAAAAATCAAGCAAAGTATTATCTGCTATTCATAAAAGATTACATAACGGTCAGAAAAAAGAATTTAGATTATTAGCCACTATTTTTAAAGATAGTCTGCCTCCTGTTTATCCTTACGCAGTATCAGGCGGTAATATGCAAGTTAAGCAACAAGACTTTGATGACAGAGTTGATATATTCCCAGTAAGCAATCCAGATATATTTTCTACTAGCCAAAGAATAGTTATGGCTCAAGAAATGATGCAGTTAGTTCAATCTAATCCAGAGATCCATGGTCCTGGTGGAACTTATGAAGCTTACAGAAGAATGTATGCTGCTTTAGGTGCAGATAATATAGACCAATTACTGATGCCACCACCAGATACAACTCCTAAACCTATGGAGTCTGGTATGGAAAATAGTGGTCTTATGATGGGTGGTCCAGCTCAAGCATTTCCAGAGCAAGACCATGATGCACATATAGCTACTCACGTATCCTTATTAAATATGGCTCCTGTGCAAATGAATGCTCAGATACAAGGAAATATACATTCACATATCATGCAGCATTTACAGTTAAAAGCAGATGCAATTGCCCAACAACAAATGCCTCCAGAGGCTATGCAGCAGTATCAACAAATGCAACAACAAGCTCAACAAATGCCTCCTCAAGAAGCAGCTCCAGTTATGCAGCAAGCTCAGGCAATATTGGCTCAGTTCAGTTCGCCAATTATGTCTGAACTAATGCAACAATTCTCTCAACAAGTATCAACTCCACCAGAAGAAGATCCACTTGTAACGATTAGAAAACAAGAGCTTGCACTTAAGGGTCAAGAGCTATCTCAAGATCAAGAACAGTTTGAAGCTAAAGAAAGAATGAGAATGGAAGAAAAGCTACGTCAAGATAAGATTGATGTAGAAAGAATACAGGCTCAAAAAGATATAGCAGAGCTAAAAGACGATACAACTAGAGATAGAATGGATCAACAAAAAGAACTTAAATTAATTGATATTGGTTTAAAACAATTGTAAGGTACACTATATGAAAAACGTAAAAGTATTAAAAGGAAAACAAGGTTACTCTAATAAGGGTTCCGTGCCATTTAAAGCTGTTTCAGAAGCACCTAAAAAAACTAAAGCTTCCTCTACTCCAGGAATGGGTAAAGGTAAAGCTAGAGGTATGGGCGCTGCTGAATTTGGCGGCAAGTTTTCTGGTATATATTAAATGTCAGTTCTTTGGCTGTCTGAACAGCTAAAAAAAAGAATTGCTGAAAAGAAAGATGATATTCAAATCTCCATTATGAATGGGGCTAAGGATGTTGAGGAGTATCATTATCTACGTGGGCGCTACAATTCTCTCGCCGACCTAGAATCTGAACTTAGAGAATTGCTAAAAAAGGTAATAGAAAACGATGAGCAAGGTAATAGTTCCTGAACATGTCGCAAAAGCAGTAGAAAAAGATAATCTACTAAAAGCAAAAGAAGAAAAAACCCCAGAAGCGGTAAAAGAAGTAGAAAACGCTTATACAGAAGCAACAAAACGAGTATTGGATCCTTCCTTGCTCGATAAATCATTTTTAGAACGTATGCCTCAACCTACAGGTTGGAGGATTCTTATATTGCCATATAANGGCAAAGGTGTAACTGAAGGNGGTATTCAGCTAGTTAAAGAAACAGTTGATAGAGAGTCATTAGCAACAGTAGTATCCTACGTTGTTAAAATGGGGCCTATGTGTTACTCAGACAAAAACAAGTTTGGAGATACTCCTTGGTGTGAAAAAGGAGATTGGGTGCTAATTGGTAGATATGCAGGAGCTAGGTTTAAACTTGGCGACGATGCAGAGTGCCGTATTATAAACGACGACGAAGTTATCGCGACTATTGAAGATCCCGATGATATTGTTAGCGCATAACGTGAGGAGGACTCATGCAAGAACCACAAATGAATGAAGAAGTACAACAAGATCCTATAGAAGATGGGGAAATTGTTGAGCTAGAAACAGAAGAATCTGCTGAAGATAAAGAAGCAGATGCAGCAGTAGAAAACGTTTCTGAAGAAGAAGAAAAGAAAGTTAAGAAAGAAGACGAGTTAGAAGATTATTCTAAAGGCGTTCAAAAAAGAATAGCTACGCTTACTAAAAAAATGAGAGAACAAGAAAGAGCAGCTAATTCTGCTTATGAATATGCTCAATCATTACAAGCAGAGAATCAANAATTAAAACAAAGCAGTACAGAGTTAAATAAAAATTATTTATCTGAAGCTCAAAACAGATTGAACTCTCAAAGAGCGCAAGCTAATGCAGTTTTAAAAAATGCTTATCAAGAGCAAGATTGGGACAAAGTAACAAAAGCCCAAGGCATTCTTGATAAGATAACAGTAGAAGAAAGTAAGTTGGCAAACAATACTCCAGTACAAGTAGAGCAACCAACTAACTATCAGAATTACCAAGCTCCAAGACAGCAACAGGCTCCAGTTCAGCAACAAGCTCAACCAGATCCTGCAGCTGAAGATTGGGCTAGTAAAAATGAGTGGTTTGGCGAAGATGAGACAATGACCCTAGCTGCTTTTAACATTCATCGTAAATTAATTGAAGAAGAAGGTTTTGACACTTCTGATACTACATATTATGATGAGATAGATAAACGTATCAGAACTGAATTTCCTCACAAATTCTCAACAGGTGATGAAGTCAAGTCTAATAGCAAAATGCAACAGAATGTTGCACCAGCTGGAAGAAGTGATAGTTCTGGGCGCAAACGTCAAGTCAAACTTAGCGCAAGCGAAGTTCAAATGGCAAAACGTTTAAATGTGCCGCTTGGTGAATATGCCAAGTACATTAAAAGGTAAATTATTATGACTGATGAGAATAAAATAGAACAAAATAACAGAACTCCACGTTCTGCAGAAACTCGAGCTAAAGATACTGCTCGCAAACCTTGGCGTCCCCCATCTATGTTGGATACGCCTCCAGCACCTGAAGGATATACCTACAGGTGGATAAGAGCCGAACTCGTCGGCGAAGAAGATAGAAAGAATGTTATGTCTAGGATGCGTGAGGGTTTTGAACTCGTACGTGCTGAAGAGATAGGAGATTTCGAGCTTCCGAGCATGGACGATGGAAGGCACGCTGGAGTAGTAGCCGTGGGTGGTTTGCTGTTGGCGAAGATTCCTAATGAAACACGTGATGAAAGAAACGCCTATTTCAACGATCGTGCAAAACTGCAACAAGATGCAGTTGATAATGACTTAATGAAAGAATCTGACCCTAGTTCTCCGATGTTAAAACCTCAGAGATCTACAAGCGTAACTTTTGGTGGTGGAAACAGAGATTAATCTGATTTCACTTAAATAAAACTTTTTAAAAAAAGGTAAATATTATGGCGAATGTAAATGCACCTTTCGGTTTAAAACCCATTGGAAAGTTAGGCTCGGCTGTTAATTCTACAGGAACAACAGAGTACGACATTCTAACAGGTACAACTGGAACTATTTATACAGGCGACCCAGTTAAAATGGTCAACACAGGCGGCATTGCCGTTGCTGCTGCTGGCGATTTATTACTAGGAGTCTTTCAAGGCTGTCACTATACTGATTCAAACGGAGACAGAATTTTCTCTCCTGTTTGGACTACATTGACAGCAACAAGCGACTGCAAAGCAGCCGTTGTCG